CGATCCAAAATACTCAGATCACTAAAGGTGGTGCAGTAAATATTGCAGACGTTAAATCCTACAACCAGAATGGCAATCCAATGAGTCCTATGAAACTAAGTGGTTAACCACCCACATAGGTTTTATTATTTGGACGATACCAATTCTTTTGATGATACATCTTGGCCAAAAGTTCGTTGATAACTTGTTTTTCTTTTGGGTCTGCTGCAAACATGCGAAAACGCAGAGCAGTTTCAATCTGCTCTACGTCACGAACGTTTAGTTTAAATTTTTCATTGGGTTTAGTCATGAAAATTATTTATATAGTTTTTTGATTTCCATCATACACGCTTTCGATTCCTCGTGCATACCCATCCTTGCGAGTTCCGAAGCCGCTCTGCTGTAACCCATCATCTGGGTATACCGATCTAAGGAAGACCACAATCCCGACAACGGTGAGAAAACATAGTTTGCTACTAATGTTGTCATTAGACCCACCCTCTTAGATTTGTATTAACGCAGTGTTCGATTGTATCTTTTTTACGTGCGATGGAATAAATGTCGCCTCTTGAGATACCGATATCCATAAGATCTGCATCTGATAGTTTGCTGAGTGCTTTTTCAGTTTCTCGAATTGCTCTACGTTCAATTCTCCAATTTCTAAAGTCTCTGAAGGCGTTGATGATCAGTTCGATTGATCTGGTTGTATAACCATGTGCTGCTAGTATAGCTTGTGTCATTTTGTTCTCCAAATGTATGATAAATGTGTGTGTTAATCCGAGCGTAGGCGATCTACATTTTACTCCTTTTCCACACATTTATTTAGTACAGAAATAGGTAAATAACCCTTACCAATTTGGAATAGGCGTTATGCAAATTTGGAAAGTGTGACAACTTGTTCGCAAAAAAAAGGTCTCCGAAGAGACCTTTGAATTATTCTTTTGTATCATCTCGTTTACTAACGAAACTGTACATCTCTTTTGCCTTCTCCATGAGGTCTTGTACAGAATACATTTCAGTTACTTTCTGAAACTCTTCCATCTGCATCTTGCCTTGATCCATCATTTTCTCAGCGAACTGTACGTTCATATGATACTGTTGATCCATGTAGTCTTTTGCAAGTTGCAACATCTCAGAACGGATTTCGAATGGATTTTTATTAGACATCACTTCACCACCTTAGCGAGCATCTCGCCTGTTGCATTAGAAAATTCATTGATTTGTTTAAAGGACGCTTTTGTAAATGCGGTTTGAGTGTCGATAAAATCATTCAAGGGTTTACTGAGTGTTTCATCTTTCACCCAAGTTGATACCCAACCTCGTTTTGCATTCTGGATTGCGTCAATCCACATATTAGACATGTATTCGTTCATTTTATTCTCCTGTTTGTGTGTGTAAAAATGGGGGGAATAAATCCCCCCTGAGTTATTATTTATTCTGTGAGAAGTTCTTCCTTCCCAGCAACTGAACCAATAGAGATCTTTCGAGGTTTCTTTTCCTCTGGGATCACATTTTCAAGTTCTACGTAAAGGATACCGTTTTGGTATTCAGCACCACGTACTACAATTGTATCCGACAAAGTAAACTTTCTACGGAACTGTCGTGCACTGATTCCTCTGTGTAGATATTGCGCTTCCGACTTTTCGTCTTTCTTACCCTCTACAGTAAGTACACCGTCCTTGACTTCAACATCAAGTTCATCTTGGTTGAATCCGGCAAGTGCCAGTTCAATGACGTAATTATCGTCATCTACTTTGCGTATATTGTAGGGTGGGTAGTTTGGTTGACTTGATCCTGTTTGATGCATACGATCTAGTACACGGTCAAACCCAATAAAAAATGGATCATTAAGTAAGTCGGCAGTCATTCTGCGAGTATTCATTTGCTATCTCCTTTATTAAGCAAGATTGATGTTATGTACCCGATAACGGCGTACAATGTTATTTATATCACAAATTGAAGGTCATGTCAACCAAAAAATTACTTTCTTCCTATATTATATTTTACTGTAAGATCCCATTGATCTTTTTCTTTATAAGAAATGATCTTAATGTGATTTAATGGGGCAACTGGATCCTTGGTTTTTTCTTTATCAACGATCTTGAGTAGTTCCCACTCTTCTAGTAAATTTACAATAGTGTTTCGGCGTGCTTTGTCCTCGTCTGTGAAAGTATTCTGTTTACCATCTAGTATAAACAGTTCCTTAAAATGAAGGATTGCATATCTGCCTTTTTTGTGTAGGATGTGGCAAGACTGATACAGTCTTTTTTCTTTTCGTGAAGAAATACCAATTCTTGTGAGCGTCTCTTTAATTTTTAAAAAACTATCATCAGAGGGTAATTCAATCTCGACACCAACTCCCTTAAAAATATCTTCGTTCATAATACATGTTCACCTTTTTTATAATTTATTGTTATGGGTGGTGTTGATCAACATAACCAACGAAAGTATTTATCAAAACGTGTTTTTTAACCACCAACAAATAACTTATCGTAAACATGTTCCATCTGGTCTTTACTTAGAACCTTGTAATACTGTTTTGCAACTGTTCTGTTGCATTCATAAACCTTCTGGATGGCATCTAGATCTTCATTAGGTTCTGCCTTGTGCCACTTGGAGAACCGTTTGCGTTTGCGTAGTGATGCACGATAATAATCGAACTGTGCGCCTGCCATGTTGTCTAACATAGGCCAACGGATGTTCATCTCATTCGCATGAAGAATGGTATCTTCAAAGTAAGAGAACCCACGATTGACAACATAGGAATACGATAAGTATTCTTTCTCTGCAAGATCTGGGTTCTCTGCCTCACGAATGATATCTTTCTTAGAGTCTGATGCAGCATTCATGAAGTCAAAGGGCGAGAACTCTTTACTCATGAAGCATGTGCTCCTCATCATCTACCATTGCATCATACTGCATCTTCTCACGTTCATACGATCCAACGAATGTCAGTTCCTCGTCATAAGAAACTACATATCCAACTGCACGTAAGAAGTCAGTGAATGAAGTAAGAACCTCATCAAGGTCTGCATCTTCATTTAATTTCATTTCAATTGATGAACCATCAATATTATGGGTGTGACTAAATTTCATTTTTCGCCTCCTCAATACCCTGTAAGATTAGATCAAACTCTTTTGCGCATGAAGGACAGACATCATAAGTTGCCTGTCCTTCTGCCATTTCTACAGTCATCTTGAATGACTCTTCTTTATCGAATTGTTTTACGCAGTAGAAACATTCTGTCGACATTACTTGTATTCACTTTCAATCATAATTTCTGTCAAGTACGCCACCATGTTGATCTCACTATCAGAGGCGAAGTTTGCCTTGTACATGTAATCTGCAGTAGTGACTACAAATCCTGGCATACTACGGAACTCTACACGTTCATCTGCAGCATCATAGATTGCACGAAACATCTCGTTCATATCCTGATCAGAATTACGTGCAACCCACTTGCGCATCTCAGTGAAGTTCTTAGACTTCAGATAAGAGAACAGTTCATCAACACTTTCTGCTTTCAGATTGACAAAGATACCTTCGTCGATTGAACCTGATGCAGCATAGGATTGAAGTTCGGTAAGTACACGACGAAAGTCTGGGAAGTATTTCTGTACAACCTTTGCAATGACTTTCTTGTCGTATGACACACCCTCTTGATCAAGGATTGCAAGAACACGTTTGTAGAACGCCCCTGCGAGTGCAGGTTTCTCTTCATTGTCAATAGAGAAGTCTATCTCAGAGAGACGTGACCTCAAAGGACTGATGATACGGTTCTTGAAGTTACAAGTAAAGATGAACCCACAATTCGAAGAGTACTCCTCAATGAAGTTACGAAGTGCAGGTTGAACATTAGTGGATGGTAGGTAGTCTGCCTCGTCAAATATAACATATTTGCGTCCACCTGTCAAGCTGACTGCAGAAGCAAATGTTGAGATATCGTAACGAACGGCATCGATGTTAACGTTGAGTGATCCATTCTTTACGATGTAATCACAACCCATCTCTTCAAGCATTGCCTTTGCGACTGTAGTCTTACCTACGCCAGGCCCACCTGTCAAGAGAAGGTTTGGTACGTTCTCATCCTTGATAAATTTTTGAAAGATTTCTTTTGTTTGTTGAGGAAGAATTGTATCTTCAATCAACTGAGGACGGTATCGTTCCACCCATAATACTTCGTTTACTTTAGTAGTAAGACCTTCTTGCATATTGCGCCACCATGTTCATATTATAAAAAAGACTTTGAGGGGCGGTCTAGAAACCCGCCCCTCTGGGTATGTGAAACATCGTTGAGTGGTTCTACCCTTCTTGGTATTGTTTACTGGACTTTATCTGCCAGTGGAGCGTCTGGTGGGACATCGCCTTCGACGACATCTGCCTCTGCTGTTGGGTCTGGCACAGGTGTACGTTGGTTCACGTATGCCACAATTTTATTGCGGAGAGCGCCAACTCCCGCCAGTTCCTGACCCTCGAAACCGCCTCGTCGAGAGACCGCATCAATAATTTGAACTACAGTGGAAATGTCCTGTAGTGTAAGATCGACAGGCTGTTGTGTGCCCATCATTGCTGCTTGCTGTTGTTCGTTCATGGTATTTTTTACCCCTTTTTATAAGTCGACTTAGAATCAATTGCCACAAAATAAGTGACATCGTCACCTTCAAACTTAGAGATACCTTTTGAGCAAAGCGTAACTCTATAGTCTTGCGGCAGTAACTTAAGATTATCGGTCTTGATGATAATCTTAAACTCATCGGCAGTATCACCAATTTCGACACCGTAGTCATCGGCCCCTTCATTAGTACTATCGATTGCTTTGAGATAACATGTGCCGTTTGAACCGACAAATGCGATCTCACTGAACTGAAGAACTCCTGCAGCCTTCAATACAGATTGCATGTCATCCCATGAGACATCGACTTCTACATCCTTAGAAGGGATTTTGACATCCTTCTCAGGTGCTGCGTGAATCATAGAAACGTCTGCGAATAGGTATTTAGTTCTGCGTTTGCCTTCAGAAATAATAAAGTATTTATCATGAAACTCCACATCGGCATCTGCATAAAGCGATAAAATCGACAAAAAACGTGATAAATCGTAGATACAGGCGTCAGATGGAATCTCATCTGGAATGGTTGCGCTAGCAATCAACGTCCGTTCGGGAGTGATTGTCTTGAGGACATTCCCTTCCTTCATCTGGATAGACTTGTTGATTGTAGCAAAACTCTTAAGAATCGTAAGAGTGCGTTCACTGAATTTCATTATATACATATCTCCTTGTGAGTATTCAAACTATACTATACCCCAAAACTCATCCTTTGTCAAGTCTTTTCGGCGAATTCTTTGATTATATTTTATCGCCTCCTCAATTAATGAGAAACTTGATTCGAATTGTTTTGCAGTATGTAATAGGGCTTGTGTGTCTTTGGGGAGACAGTGTCCACCCCAACCACGTTCATCTGTGACAAAACTATGATCATCTCCAATACGTTCATCTAAACATAAGTGATACCTGACCTCATTGAAGTCAACGTTTGCTTTATTGCAGAAATCATATAGTTGGTTGAAGTAACTTACCTTCAGTGCAAGGAATGCATTCTCTGCATACTTGACAGCAATAGCTTCTTCATTCGTGCAGTGGTGGATGCGAATCCGTTTAAAACGTTTTATAAACAAATTTGACCAGAATGAATCTGATGTATCATTACCAAGAATCATATACTTCTGGTTTTCGAAATCATGCAATGCAGTTTCCGCACGAAGGAACTCTGGGCTGAATGAAATCTGTTTGTCTGGAAAAGCGGTTTTAATTTGTTCCCAACCCTCAAGACTAATGGTAGACTTAATAAGGATAGGAACGTCTGGTGAGTCATCAATAACATTTACCACATTGGTAATGTCACAAGAACCATCAGACGATTTTGGAGTAGATACACAGACGATGACACCGTCTGAATCCTGTTTAATAGGGAAGTTCCATTCACGATACTGTGGATCCACAATATCATACTTCACTGACTTCACCTGAGAAAAAGCATTAATAACTGCCTTACCCACGTAACCATACCCTGCTACTGTTATGTTTGTAGTCTTTTTCTTTTGGGATGGTTTTCGGTTTACCGCTTCAAAAGAAGGGTAACCTTTTTCAAATACTGGTTCCATGTTTACCTCTCACATACTCTTTTACGTAAATCGGACGAAGAGAATCTATGGTCACGTTTATTGTAGTACAATTCGATCCCACGTTTCTTACAAGTTTCATAACCAGTAAAGTTTTTCTCTTTGTATTCTACGCCTAGGATTCTTACGTCGATTTGATACATGGACAGTATATCATCTAAGTCCGCCTCTGTCAAGTACGGAATGATCTCATCTACGTAACTAATTGCTTTTAGTTGCGTGTATCTCTCAACAACGGTTTGGATGGGAGAGTTCTTGGACGGACGATCAACCATAGGATCAATCTGAAGTCCACATATCAAATAGTCGCATTGATCCTTTGCTTCACGTAACATCTGAACGTGTCCAGCGTGAAGCAAATCAAATGCAGATGCAGTAAAACCCACTTTCATTTTACCTGCCTTTTCAGTAATTCATAGACTACGTATAACTCGTCTATACATTTATCCAATATCATGTGAGCAGTTTCATCATCGTTTTTCTCACGTTCATCACGTAACATTTTTATGCGTACCTGTAAGTACTTCAAAGGGTTCGCAGGGGAAAGAACTTCCCCCATTGGATGAATCGATCTACGTCTCACTTCACAAAACGAACCTTGTACTTCTTACCCTTTTCAGAAAAGGTAATTATAGAATGAGAATAAACTTCTTTGGTTGTGTTCTCATATGTGGTTTCATTACGACAACGAGTTTCTTGTTTGTAACCAACGATCTGATCTTTTCCTCGTTTGTTATCTGCAGCGATCATGCCACCAAGAACCGCACCTGCAGCTGCACCTTGATCATTACCAGATACACCTTTACCAAGGATACCACCGATAATCAAACCACCAAGGACATCGCCTGCGGAGGCGCCCCCGCCCGTACGCCCGTAGATAGGAACATCTACATCCATACATCTTCGTACGGTAGTGGGGATACTTTCTGTAACTGTGCGATAGTGGTCAACCACTGATCCTTTAACTTTGACTGCGTACATCGAATCGTTTGCAAATGCAGTTGTTGCACATAATGTTAGGGCGGTTGCTAGACAGAAATGTTTCATTTCTTTTCTCCATTGTCTTTTTCATTTAACAGTTTGGTGTTATCGTTTTGGATCATCCCTTCTTTGATGTCGTAAACCATATCACCCTTAATCATACCTATGATCGTATTCGTTAAATCTACCTCTCGCCTCAGAAACCCGATTTTAGTTTCGAGTTTCTCGATTTGTTTGAGGTAGAATTCTAATTCTTGTTCTTTACGTAATTTCTGTTCGATGAAATCACTAATAAGGATTATACGCTGTTCTTCACTCATTGGCAACTATTTTCTTTTAGATTTCTTTTTATAGTTCTTTGGGCGAGACCTTGCGTCTGCTGTGGCAGATACACCAAGAGATCCGATTGCACCCATGTTACCCTTGAAGATATGCATACCAATGTGGTTTAGTTGCATCCAAGGAC